ATTATATGTGCTCCCAGTGTGGCAAATATTCCAGCTACAACCCCGGTCGCACTATAGGCGGTATGTTGTGTTTTGTTAATTGCTGCAACAATTAAATATATCGCAGCTATAACAATAATAATCGCTGCCACAATCCATGTAAGCGGACACGCCAATAATGCCGTATTAAACCCATATTGGGTTGCTGTAGCTATAGCAGTTTCTGATGCTTCCTTTTTCGTAAAAGCTGCATGCGCGTATGATGCCAAACACAGGGCAACTTTTATTCCTGTACTGACTGCCTCTACCGTTTTTACAACCCCTAAATACGTTGCATACGCCGCCAGTGCCGCCGCTACTCCACCTATAACCGGTGCGATCATTGACCAGTTGTCCACGATATACGCCCCGCCCGTTACCATTACATCGATCACATTCAAAGCGATCGTTGCCGCCCCGGACAGGGCATTCATAATTCCGGTCAATGCCGTTTGCATATGCTGATCGTTTGCCATCTCATTCAGCCGCTGTAGTACCGGTTGAAATGTCATAAGTGCCTGATTGGAGTAATATGTCCATAGCTGTCCCCAGGTCATCGGCATAGAGTTGAACTTTGCATCTATATCATCTGCCGCCGCAAACATTGCGTTCTTTACAATATCCGTGGTGATCTGTCCATCTGATGCCATTTCCCGGATCTTACCGATTGGAACATCCATGTAATCAGCTACGGTCTGGATCAAGTTCGGTGCCTGCTCGAAAATACTGTTCAGCTCATCGCCACGGAGTACGCCAGACCCTAACGCCTGTGTCAACTGTAAAAACGCATTGGACGATTCTGTTGCCGATGCCCCGGCTATCGTAAACTGCTTATTTACCAGCTCCGCGAACTGCACAATCTCGCCGGTCGATGCAAAAGCATCCCGGGCATTATTTCCAAGCTTCGCCACCGATGCGGCTGTATCCATATAAGACGCCCTGGAATTCTGCGCCGACAGGAAGATCATCTGCGAGAGTTCATCTGTCGTCTGCATCGTCCCATTCAACGCATTATACTGCGACACCATCATATCAAGGCGCGCCGTGGTCTGCGTAAGTTCATCCGACAGATCCAGTGCGTTTTTTACCGTAGAAATGCCAACATACGCTCCGACAAGCGATTTTACCTTATTCAAGAGAACATCCGTATGCTGTGATCCAGCCTGTATCTTCTGGTTGTATTCCTCCTGTTTCCGGCGCGCGCTCTCCGTGGCACTTGTGATGTCCTGTAAACCCACCATGCCATCGGCAAGCAGCTGCCGCGCCTCTTCCATCGACGACGTATCAATCGCGGTGCTTGATGCATATTCCAGCGCTTCAAAATTGCTTATCACCATATTCACCGCCGTGCAGATATTGTAGAGCGGCGCAGACATACGGTCCGACAACTCTATCGCAGTCTGAATACTTGACATCCTCTTACCTCCTACTTCTGGATTTCTTTTGCCTTGCGTTTCTCTTCCTCGACCCGAAGATCTATGGACGCAATCACAAAAGCTTTCTCATTCCGATCCAATTCAGAAAAGAATGACGGCAGCCAGTGAAACTTCTGCAAGCAATAATGCGCATATGCCGCTTCACCGTCGCCGCCATTGATTAGTTTTTTGCCTCGTCAACCTTCTCCTGCAGTGTCTCATCGATGCCGCTGTATTCCTGCACGAATGTGGCAAGCTCACCGAACTCTTCCGGGTTGTCGACCATTTCCACAATCAATGCCTCTGCGCTCATAACGCCATAGGAATCCTGCAGTTCTGCATTGTGCAGATCCGGCTCCACAACCGCGGCGCAAATCATTTTTCTCAGAAGCTCATCCGTATTAACCTTCTGCCGATACAGTCCAGGCTTGCCGGTTACCGGCACCTCAATCGTACATTCATCCCGGATTGCCGCAGATTCTTTTGTGGACAGAGGTCTGATCGTCCAGAGTAACGGATCACCGTTCTCATCACACAGTGACTTTGTGGCAGCAAACTGCGTTGTCTTTTTGGCTTTCTTATTCTGTTTCAAAAATGCTTTTAAGTTTCCCATATGTTTTTTCTCCTCATTCTCTTAATTGGCGGCAGTCTCCCGCCGCCGTTGACTTGTTACAGGTAGGACGGCTCCTTGTAGGATTCCGGGCTGGAATAATCCGCAGCATAGAAATTGATCTCCTGCTCGACAAATCCACCCTCGGCATCAAACATTGACAGCAGCACATCTCCGTCGATCACGCAGTTGTGATAAACCTTTGTACTGCGCCCCATGCAGGTAGCCGCATCATTGTTTGTTGTCTGCAATTCAAACACCGGCAGATGACCGGTATTTTTGTACTCTGTTACGATCCGGTCAAACATCTCCGAGCATTTGTAGACCGTCATTTTTGCCTGCACGACCATTCCGGTCGGCTTCCTGCCGGAAATGATCTTTCCCAGCACCGGGATCTCCTTGGTGCTGATGTTTGCCTTGCCCTCAAAATTCTTTGCGTTCAGCAGATTATACCGCTGTTCGCCAACCGTGACAAAAGCTTCCGCCTCTTTTGCAGACGGCACATCCTGTTCATTCATATAAGCGTTAAGCATCTCTTTACCTCCTACTCAATCACGACCGTCATATACAACTGTGACATTGCATTGACGATCGTCACCTTATCTTCCACATATACGCCGCGCTTCTCGCTTCCGGCGGAGACCACAACATCATCCTCCGAAAAATTCTCGATTGCTCCAAGCTGCTCTAACTGCTTATGATGCGATGCAATATCGTTCCATAAGCTGACACGACCAGATTCATTGTTCTGAACCTTGCCGTGATACTTCGTGTTGAACAGCGATGCGATATCCATCGCGATCTGATCCAGCACACGGATCGTCTGGTTGCTCTGGAAGAGTTCGTTTTTATCCTCCGTAAGTGTCACAAGAGAATTGATATCCTCTAAGACGCGCACTTCCGTTCCCACGCTGTGCAGGACGAATTCACCGGCTTTCACAGCATTCTCAAGCTGTGTCTGCGTATAGGCGGTGTCAATCTCAAGCTCCCCGTCATAGATCGCGTTGGTACAGGTTGCATTAACCCCGCACGCCGCCTCCAGACCCACAACCCACGGAATCACATCCGGGCTGTTCTTCACATTGATGACGCCCTCATAATCCGCCGCGCAGTTATACAGGACTGCCTGGAATTTCGCCCCGACCTTGTCCCTCATACGCTTTGCAAATGCGGCGTACAGTTTCGCCGTGGTAGCATCACTCACACTCGCGCCGATCGTATTCACGGTATATGATTCCAAGAGATCCAGGTATTTCTGGTGCACCTCACCATTGACCGTTCCATTCGTACCGCCTGCCAGCGGAACGCCTGCCGTTGCTTCAAGTGCGGTTTCTTTCCATGTAACCCAGTCATTTTCTTTCAGATCAGCCGCGGATGCTACCGTCTGGGAATCCACAAGCTGCGCATCCAGATACAGCTTCACGTCAAAGCCATCTCCGTCCACATTCGCCGCAATAGCAACCTTCAGATCATTGCCACGGATTCCGCAGCACTTCGCTGTCGCATAGGTATTTTCCGCCTTTGCACCGCCCGATGTCAGCTTATAGATATAAGCCTTTGTCGCATGCGCAAACAGTTCGCGCAACGGCTGCATCTTATCATCTGTATAGGCATAACCGAACAGCGTAAGCGAATTCTTAATGAAATCTTCCTGCGCCACCTCCATCATCACGTTATCCGCACCCCAGTCAAGTTCAAGAGGCATGGATGCCACGCCACGCTCTGACAGATTCGTGGTCACGCGCGCCGCCGAAATAAAATTGATATAAGCACCACCCAAAACCTTATTCTGGGTTGTCCACTGTCCACCTCCGTACATTATCGCACCGCTCCTTTCATGTATTTTTCCATTTTCTTATCCACTTCCTCAAGCGTATAAGATTTTCCCGGTTCCAGTAATGCCGACAGGAGATCCGCCCTGCCCGCATATTTTTTGGAACCAATGATCTGCTCTTTGGTATAAGTAACTTTATTAACTGCTTCTGCCACTGTTTACCTCTCCTTTCACTTCGCATTCTTCCATATACGCATCTTTCTGGCTCTGCCCCAGGAATAACGTATATTCTGCCGTTGCCGACATCACATCGTCCGATATGTCCTTACATTCGATCGTACCGCGCACCATTTTACCTTCTACCTCTATAAGGTCCAGGCACTCGCTCAACCGTTCGTAAACGGTATTGATCTCTTTCTTTGGCTCGTCGCTTTCCGGAAAATACTGCACGATAAAAAGCAATGTTGCTTTTCTGCGGCCGGTAAGCCCTCGCGGCACATCCGGATTGATGCAGCGCACAAAAAATGCAGGCTCTTCCATGTCCTGCATTGATGCTTCTGTATGGATTTCATAGTTATCGCCAAATGCGGCATATAAGGCATCTGTAATGCCCTTTAAAACTTCGTTGATCATGCAAACACCTCATTCAACCATGCCGTCAGTTTCTTCTCGAGGATTCCCGGTGCTGCCTTGCGAATTTCATTTGTGGAATATGTGAGCATAAGCTGTCCCGGCACCCAGCCTTTTTTTAGACACTTCCCGATAGCCGGAACATACCTCCCTGGTGTCTGGCGATGTCCAAACTCTACGTAGCTGGCATATTTCACGTCATTTCGCACCTCAATTACATAGGTGTCTCCAAAATGATTTATCTTCAAGCTGTCCACGAAATCCATTACATTATTTGTTTCCATTCCCTCTGCACCGCTTCCGGCTTTATGGGTTGTCCATCCTCGGCGCAGAATCCCGCCCTGTTTTTCTGACATAACAAGGAACTTCTGCTGACCGTCATCCTCCACATCATAGGAATCCGAGTAATCCCCTACCGGAGTACGCTTAATAACCTTTGCCAGCAATCGTGCTGCCAACTCCTTGGCACAGGCTTCCATGAACGCTCTCTGCTGTTCCTCATCGGCAACTTTCTGAACTCTATCCCGGAACTCCTCCAATTGTTTCAGATCAACCTTTGTATTTCCCATCAAGCCCACTCCTTAAATAAATCCAGCATAATTTCCTGATGCGTCGGGTGCATCCCCGGAACGCCGCTCCTGGTGTACTCCGTGGAATTGCCACAGTGTGTCACGATGATCTTGGAACCGCTCTTGATTTCCACCTCCGGCGCAACAAACAGCTTTACCGCCTGCGCTACCGGAGATGCCGCATCGGTCTTTTCTGCCTGTGTGATCGTCTCAAACGACAGCCTGCACGGCTGATTTTCCAAGACCACGGTGTCCGTGTATGTCACAACGCCCTTTTCCTTGGTCTTACGGTGTTCCACAATTGTGCAGGTATCTTCATACATGGCTTCAATTGCCATTCTGACCATATCCATCAAAACACCACCTTCCGGTAACGGTTCAGCACCGGCTTGTAATTCTTCATAAGGCTTTCCGAGAACTCCGCCGCGGAAGTCTTAAAAGATGTTGTTGTATCGCCGATCTGCACCGAAGAAACCGTCTGTGGTATATTGGTGCTCCCCATATGCTCATTCCGGTAAATATCCATCGCCATGCGCAGTACCGTGGTTTCCAGTCCTGCCGGAATCTCGTCGATATGGCAGTAGTTTTTTACCGTATCCTCTGCATTTTCAAGCGCAAACTCCAAGTGGACTTTCACTGTCTCATCCGGGTCGCTTATCCCGAGAAGCGCCGACAGCCTTTCGACTGTCAGCTTGCTTTCCTCTGCCATACCGCGCCTCCTAACCGATCTTATGCTTGATTGCTACAATTCTAAGCTGCTTCGGCTCATATACCGGTTTCCAGTTCTCTGCCTTGGCAAGTTCTGCACGAAGCGGTGTCTCTACATGCTCACGAACAGCTCCGGTGTATGCAATTCCTCTCGGATGCAGGATAAACGCCTTACGGTTGATAAGATAATCGATACCGCCGCCGGTCTGCTTATCACGGTCAACCTCTGTTGAAACAAATCCGGTCGGAGAACCATTGCCGTAAGCTACCGCACCATTGCCAAACAAGTATGTCGTATACACGCCACCGGAAGTTACCGGACAGCCATCATCCACGGTCACGCGTCTACCCTGATAGGTGTCAAACTCAACATCCGTAGAATCACGCTCTGTCTCGATCAGATTCAGCTTTTTCAGATAAGACTTTGTCGCCGAGTGCATCGCTACGCCGGATAACTGCGCCTGCGCGTCGCCGAGCAGCTGGCATGCGTCAATAAACGCAGATGCGCTGATCTGCTTTGCCGCATCCGTTTTTCCGGTGGTAAGGTCAAGAATATGATCTGCCATTCTGGTTTCTGCCGCCGGTGTTCCCTCTGCCCCCGCAGTAGTGGTGCCGAACACTCCAGCAAGGATTGAGATAAGCTCCTTCTGCATATCTCTTGCCCAGTAGGATGCCACCAGATCACCGATGGCTTTCATCGGATCAGCTCCGGCCAGCGCCGCGGAAAGATTACTTGCTCCCCACATATTCTGTCTGTAGATTGTTGTGGATACATCCTTGTTGGAACCGATCTTCTTTGCGGTCATCTTCACATCCTCAAGGATTGCCTCGGACTCACCCTGTAAATCCTCGAAGAACGGCATATTGTGTGTTCTGGCTGCCTCGCTTGCCAGTGCGTCAAATTCCGGGCTGTTTACCACGATTCCGCTCTGGAAGAACGCGGACAGCTCCATTGTTCTGTTGATTACATACCGGTTAAAAAGCTCCGGTACAATTACGTCTGCAATCTTTGTAATTGCCATAAATTATCATCCTCTCTTTCTTACAGTGTTACTCCGGCCGCTGCGGCAAGTTCTTTTGCCTGCGCCGGGTTTTCTTTTAACATACGTCCCTGTTCGGTCAGATTAAAAGTGTCTTTTGCGAATGGATTCGTTACACCGCCTGCACCGCCATTCTTCGGGTTGTACGGCGGTTTGGTCTGCTCCTGCTTGAACAGGTGAGCCATCGCCGCATCATCTTTGTATGGCTTCACAACCTCTTCCACGCCGATCGGCTTTCCTTCCTTGTCGAAGTTGAACTTCTCAAGGCCACCGGCTTTGTAGATCAGATAATCCGGATCAAGTACGCCCTGCTTTGTGAGGGAATCTTTCAGCGCGTAGGTCTTTGCAATCTCCTCGCTTGCAGTCTGCTGTTTTTTAAGTTCTCCCCGCAGATTGGCAATAGTGGTCTGTAACGTCTCGTTATTGGCATTATTTTTCTTTAAATCTCCGATAGTTGTGTTGAGTGTCTTAATCTGACCGGCAAGATTCTCTTTTTCTGCCACGGCGGTATCATACTTGCCTTTGTCAACATACTGACCAGATCCAAGGTCTGCAAGCTTTACCTGCTTATCCTTATTCTCCGGCTTTCCGTTATAGGCATTGACGGTATCTGACACCTGCTTATAGAGATCCTCGCCTAAAATGTCTTTTAAAAATTCCATAGTTTCCTTTCCTGCACCGTTTTTAAGCGTGGTGTCTCCACAAGCAGTATGCAGTTTTGATGCCATGCATAAGGGCAAATTGCCGCAGTTTAAACGTCATAAGGCTTTCGGACAATATAAAAACAGGACTGCCGGAGGAACTTACTTGGCGTCACCTCTACGCCGTTCGGTTCATAAATTTCCGGTTGTCCTGTTATTATTAAAATACTTCTGCTTTGCTCTGTGTTTTCGTATCTGGTGGATGTTCCTCCGTACTACTTAGCATTTTATCAAGCTCTACCACGCGCTTACTAAGAGCCAGAAATGTTTCTATGTTTTCAATTCCGCACTTTTTCTGCAACTCCAAGCACAGTATAATCTGGTTCTCTATTATTTCTCGATTCATCATTCCTCCTTCTGATTTTGGGTATAAAAATACCACCTAACCGTTATTGGCTGGTGGTATTATTCTGCGTCTTCCCAACTATTCATTTTTTCACACCGTTTTTTTTCCTTTTCAATGTCCTTTTCCAGTTCTTCAAGAGTTCGTTCCGTATCTTGCACCGGACCATCGTAATATTTCTTGCTCATTATAATTTTCTCCACTTTATTCCGTAGTCCATTTCAAACTGCTCTAACGCTTTTGTATTTGCTTCTATGCCTTTATTATATCCACTTTTTCTGTATTTTTCAACAGTCTCATCAAATAATCTTTGGGAAAACGGCTTGTCGCCAACCTCATATACATATACATCTCCATTATGACATACAACAATTCCCTTTCTGTATCCCCTATAACCCGCTGACGCAAAATCTGCTCCAGTCGGAGGAATATTTGTTCCATGATTATGTATACTTATAAGTGTTCCTCTTGGTTCTATTTCTACCGCATCTCTCAGGCTTTTATTATACTCAACTATATTATCTTCTTTTGCAGCAACGCTTTTCCCTTTTATCTTTCCATCGATGACACTAATTAAATACATATCTTCTTTATTAGTTCCGTTTCGATGTACTAAAATGTCGCGTGCTTTCTGCCATATTGTCTTCTGAGTATTTTCATTCTCATCAAGATTCTCAAACTTCTTTCTATACTCCGTGCTCTTTACAAAACCTACATCAACCTTATTGTCATACGTCTTTTGTGAATACTTGCCGCTAATTCCTTTCTCTGTATTACCATCCGCAAACGATTTCTTCCACTCCTCATACGTCGTATTCTCCGGCACATAATACTTCTTGCCATCTGCTCCGCGTGCAACTCTCTCCCCTGTGGTAAATTCATCGTTGAAATACGGGCAGGTGCATCCCCGGCAATTCGGATGGAACGGTGGCACGGTAACACCAATCTTATAGTCTTTCATCGGAAAGTGCTTCCCGTCCATCTCCCCGCAGGTGGGGCAAGTGTGGCTGTCCAATGTCTCTACCACCTCGAACTCCTCCACCCCAAGATCAGAAAAACACGTTTCCTGTGCCTTAGCAGAAAAAGCGGCTGATTCCGTCTGAACAATTCGCGCCGCCTGTGACCTGCTCACTTTCATGTTCTGGGATATTTCCCGTATGGCTCGATCCGGCGATTCTCCGGTGATGCACATCCGCGTTAAGGAATCGTGCATATTGTTAATCAGCTTCGTTTTATCCGTCCAAATGCGCTCTGAAAAGTTGCGTCCATCCACCGCCCAGGGCTTATGTATGATGTCATTGACCTTTTCCGGATTAAAGCTCTGCATCTGCCAGCCAACACCGATACCTCGCTGCACTTCGTATGCAGTATGGTAATACTCGGATGTATACAGATTTGTGATATGTTCATCGATGGAATCATGATAATTTCCGTACAGCTTTTCAATCTCCTGCTGTGTCTGCACCTTGAGAGCTTCCAATCTGCTGGTATGCACCTTTGCGGATGCGTTCTCAAGCTGTTTTGCCCACTGCTGATTTATGCCATTCTCGCGCCCGTATTTAATATAATCCTGCACATCCCACCGGAACTCTTCCAGTTCTTCACTGTTAAGCAAACGTCTGGCTTCCACCATTGAAATACCGTTGTTGGCAGCAAACCGCTGATACCAGGCGTTAATCTTCCCGTCAAGCGCCTGCTCTGCCCGCCGGAACTCCTGCTCAATCTCCTGCACGGTCTGAACGGACGTATCATGCTGTGATTCTTCCAACTGCCGGAAGCGCTCCTGCCAGTATTCACTTGTCCGTTCTCCCATGCAATCACCTCATTTCACTGCTCGGCATCTGCTTTCTCATTGCTATCTGTTTCAGTGCTATTTTTAGATGCATCAAAAGCACCGGCGTAAGCATCTGCTTTCTCCTGTGCTTCCTGTGCCTCTTTCTCCAACTGCTTCAGCTCCGCGTCTGCATCTTCGACAAACGGATGATTTTTAAGAATCGTCTTTTTGCTAATAATTCCAACCGAATCCTTGCAAATCTGTGCCTGCTCCGTGTCATTTTTTACGCAAGTGCGGGTCCACGTCTGGATGATTTTCTTGCAATCAATTCCCTCATGGCGGCATATCGCTCTTACCAGACGGGCAAACCCAAGCTGAAACTCCGTCTCCGTCAGCCCGGCTTTCATTTCAAGCAACGAATACATGAATTTAAGCGCTTCTCCGCTCTGATTTCCGAAGTTCTCCGGCTGTGGGTCAAATCCCTGCCCCTGTTCAAAAATAGCCTTTCTGGTGGCTTCTAACACGCTGTTACGGGCTTCAATCGGAATCTCAATGTTGAGCGTACTTACCCCTGGGTTGCTACCCTCATCACCGTCCACCTTAATGGTCTTGTATTTTTTTAGATCTGCCAGAAACGTATCGAGATCCGTACCACCATACCCGGACAGGACAAATATCAGTTCCTGAATATCATCCAAATCATTGATAAAACCGCTGTAGACCTTGTCGTATACGTCTATCAGCGGCTTAATGTTTTTCAGATCATTTGTATTCGTGTTGTTGTTCGGGAATGGAATAAACGGCACCTCTCCAAATTCATGCCGATATTCTGCGGTAAAATCGCCAGTATCCGGCGCTATGAAAGTGTTGTAGTAGAATAGCCCATCATCCAAGGTATCGCCGCTCTTCCGTCGGAATGACCAGCAGCTCTCCTTATCCCAATACTCATAAATTGCATAGGTATCTCCTGTTTCCTCGTCGATTTCATCGTACATACGGAGAACACCTAGCAACTTCTTTTTCAGATTGTGGGATTCGATCGGAATAATCTGCTTGCTGTCGACTACCGCCCACTGGAATGTTCCATCTTCATCCTCCCAGTAGTGAATCCATCCCACGGACGCATTGGCAGCATTGATGCACAGCTCCATGCAGTTTTTCCGGTATTCATCACCAAGTACTTCTGTCACGACTTCATTTCCATGCTCATTCCCGATATCGAAGAGCGGCGGTGCTGTGAACATATACGCGGCTTTCTGATTTACGATAAGCCCGTGGAAATTCCGGGGAATCCGGTTGTCTGCATTGCGCAGAGGGTTGTCGGAATCCTCTTTCTTTTTCTCATCTTCGAGCTTGTCTCTCACCAGAATATCCGTTTCATTCCGGTAATACCGCTCCGCCTGCATCGCCCGCAGTGCAAACTGTGTATGTCCCGGCTCGTATTTTCTTATGAGTTTTTTCATAACCTCAAGTTCCATGTTCTCACCTCTATTTCAAAATGCTGATGCCGCCGTGGTTTTCGTCCGTGTATATTGCGTACCGGATGGCATCCTGCACATCATCAAACTGCTTGACCGGCTCCCCGGTCTTTTCGTTCCAAACGTACATATAAATCTCATCCCGGAACCGGTCGACATCATCCGCAATCCGTAACTTATCTTGCTTATATAACTGTGCCACGCGCTCAATTCCGCTTAACACTGCCTTGTTGGCGTTAATCGCACGCAAGCCATTCTGCTTGAACTTTTTCACATATTCCGGTCGGGCAGAATCACAATAAAATGGTATATTGCCATACTCGGCTTTGATTGCCTGGGCCTGCTCCAGCCAGAAATCTATTTCTTCATACTGTCGGGCAATCTCTTTGATAAGGTAATAGCATCCCTTATCGTCCTTTCCCAATAGTACAATTGCTCCAAAATGCTCATATCCCCAATCAACCCCGGCGATGTATTTAACAAAATTGACCTTTTGCAGTTCCTCTCTGCTGATGTAATGAATTTTTGCATTGAAATCCCGGTATACAGCACCCTCGCCCATTACCCACATTCCATTAATGTTTCGGTCATAAAACATCCCGGACGGCGTTGTTTCTTTCATATTCTGCTTATACCGTTCTGACAGGAACGTGTTATCATCCAGCCTGTATTGCACTGCCTTGATGGTTTTTCCATCCGCCTTATCAATAAAGTCTTTCTTAAGCCAGTGTTCCGGGTTATCCGGGTTTGTATCAATCAGCATCCTTGCACCATTGCCGGAACATCTGGACTTAATCTCGTCAAACACTTCCTGCTTTGCCATCGTGCCCTCATTGATATAAGCCCCGTATGCAGTCATTCCTCGGATGCGCCCCAGGTCGTTTATCTTGGAATGTCCGAAACAACACACCTGCACGCCGAATAGCTTAAACCGGTTAAATTTATCAAAGTGAAACTCAATGCCGTATTTGTTGGAAAGCTCAATCAGCACGTTTCGGTTAAGCGCTCCCAGGTCAGCACCGGCCAATATATATTGCGGATTCTCAACGCCCTGTGCAGCGGCTATTTTCTTAATCCTGCGCAACTCATACAGAAACAGGTCATTGTCTAGAACCGTTTTTCCGGTACGTTTGGCACCGTGGTTGATTAGCATAAAATAATCATTATTTACAGCAAATCGGAATGTATCAAGCTGTTTTGGTGTGTATAAATCACTCAGCATCTTTTAGTGCACCCTCTATCTGCTCAAAGAATCTATCCAGCTTATTCTCCCGGTCATCCTTGCCAGCGTCCGCTCTGGATTTTAACAGTGCAATTTCAGCCCTCTGCTTATCCGTTGCAAGGCCCATGTGGTCAGATAACCACTGCAACGCTTTCATGCGGTCGGCAAGTTTAATTTTGATACCGCTCTGGGTATTGCTTACCTCGCTGACGATTGTTCCATCAATCTCATGTTTCACGGAAACAAAACCGCCGTGAATATCAACAAAATCCGTCACGTCCGCAAAGGCAATATCCATATACTTCTGGAATATATCTGACTCACTTAGGAATTCCCTGTTAAGACGCTCCTGTTTCAAACGGAGTATTTCATCTTTTACCTTAGTATTTCTAAGTAACTGATGCCCGTTTACCATTGCAGTTGTATAGTCGCTTCCATACGCTTTCTGGTATGCCTTGGTGGCATTAAAGCAGCGAATGTAATAAATGCAAAAAAGCTGTTGCTTATCCGTCAAATCAGTATTCTGTATCACCGATGCGACTTCATGTGCAACAGGCTCTTTCTTTGCTCTCTTGGCTTGCTTATTCTCTTTCGCAACGTTGCATTCCTTTTTCTCTTTCTTTTGCAACGTTGCATTACCGTTATCATCCCACTTATACCGGTTCTTCCAACTCCGAACTGTTCCCTCGGCTATCCCGAGCTGGTTTGCAATCTCTATTAGCTTAAGCCCTTGCTTATACATTTCAAAGGCTTTGTCCGCTCTCGCATCTTTTGCCTTTGGCAAGGACCATCACCTACCTTTTCTTTACATACAAAAAAACACCCGTCATTAAACGGGCGCCTTCTCTGGGTTGGGGGAGTTGCAAAAAGCAAATGGCTCTTGACTCTCTCAATTCACTTCTTGCAGTTTATACTATAGCATTTTAAAAACGAAAAATCCGAAAAAAACGAAATTACTTTTATGCTACTCTCATAAAATTATTAAACTCCATTCTTATGCTATCACCGGTTGCTTTTCTGCCTATCCTGTCCGCCACTCTCTCCCAGCTCATTCCCTCAAAGAACTTATACCGGATGATCCTCTGCATCCGTACCGGTATGCCGTTCATCCACTGCTCCACCTGCAGTTTGATCTCTTCCGACTGGGCTTTTCTTTCTTCCAGCAGTTTCTCTTCTATACGCAACTGCGCATCATCCGTGTATGTGAACGATGTTCCTTCAATCTTGAAATGTGTCTCTGCGTATGGAAAATCATTCATCGAACCTTTTACACTTCCTGTCACAATCGTTTGCCGCTTACGCTGCAATCTCTTAATGTCCTGCTCCGTCTCCCGGATCATCTCACATGCGTCTACATACTGCTCCAATATTTTCTTATCTACTCCCACCGTATTCTCCCCTTTCCGGTACTATCACTACAATGTTTCTGATAATATCATACAATAGGTTTGGAGTGGATTTGTGCCAAGTTTAAGGTAAAAAATACCAACCACCGTAATGATGGTTGGTACTATTGTTACTCTGCTACCGCATAGAATTTATTTTTTGTTTTGCATCCTGGGCATTTGCAAATCACCTCAAATTTTATATTACCCGCATTGTCTTTGTCTACTGCAATAATATCCGTATCTACACCGGTCAATTTGTGAACTTCCATCCTTGAAATACTGGTTGGGAAACTATGGTGCCACTCAATCAGATAGTTGCACACATAACATCTGTTTTCTCCCTCAATATACGTCGTTTTCATTTTAATCCCCCTTTGTTTATAATATATAAAATTATATCACTACGCTTGTAAATATGCAAATCTTTTTATTCTCCCCACTCAATCATATACTGCCCATTCAATTCCTCCACCAGATGCGCCATCCTCTGCCGCATCAACCTCTTTGCTGTACCTTTTTTTCTGTAAAAATGTCTCCTGCTGATAGGGATAACGCCGTGGTGGGCTTCCAGCATATCGTAGCTGGTGCCGCGCACGATGGATTCCGTCAGTTCTGCAGCAATGATGCTGTCTACGCTCTGGCAGATTTCAAATATTTCTTTTTCATCCATAGACATTCCCCCTCTCAGTAGTATCAGATTCAAGCTAAGATAATTTCTACACCTTCGCCCTTGTAAACTAACTGTCCCGTTTCATCTGCATAAAACACTTCATATGCGCCGCCCTTGTCAACAACGCTCACGGCATCCTCTCGGCTTATTAAAATCTCTTCACCATTTTTTACTGTAATTTTCATTGTTATTCCTCTCTTTCCGCCCCGCCGCATTACTGCTGGCGGAGCCTGTTTGATCTCATGCAAACCGGAGCTGTCCGGTCTGCTCAAAATAAACTCATCTGCTGTTCATCGTAGTAATATTTCTTTCTTACCGGTACATACCCACCGTAAAATATTTGTGTAACCCGCTCTTTCTGCTTCAAATTCGCCATATAATTCGCATCGACTTCCGGCGGAGCCGCAAGATAATATTCATCCGGCAGCGGTAACCAATTCTCTGTACAGATCTCACGGATCTTTGACTGATAATAGATGATGTGGTTCCGTGTCAGATTCATGTTGCACCCATCCGGCCAGAACGGATCACTGCACCCGTTCTGATTGATATCTTTCCAGTGTTCTATTTCCTGCCGGATGCACTGGCGGTACTCTTTCACTTTATCTTCTGCTGTCTGAATCATGGTAACACCTCCACAAAATTTAAGGTTTACGCAAACCGGAGTTGTCCAGTCTGCTCCGTCTTGATCTGCATGTTTGGCATCCGCTCCGCAACACACAACTCCGGAAGATTCGCTCTTACCAGTGCTGCCGGTATCGGTGGACACACAGCATTACCGCATCGGCGCACCTGTTCACTCCGCGGATACGTTTTCCCAGTATAATCATGGTCAATTATGTAATCATCCGGAAATCCCTGGCACCCATATAGCTCCCGTGGTTCTAACATCCGCAGTCCGATGTCCACTATCTGATAATCCGTCCCATTGATGGTCACCAATCCGAAGCGATCTCTTGATGTTATTGTGTCAAGCGGCTCTTTTATATCCTGTCCTGTGCCCTCACCATAGTATTTGATTAAAAATGCTCTGACCTCACCAAAATGTCCCGCTGATGTTGTGATGGTATGTAACGGTTCCCGCAGATCCTGCCCCGTGCCGCTCTTGTAAAATTTGCTCAAAAATGATGTGACCAGTCCATATCTGTTCGATCCGTCCACAGTCATGATCGGATCTTTAATGGTCTGCCCCCGGACTTCTCCCTGTGCCGTCTCAGAATGATACTGGATAAGCGTAGGGCTGATAAGACAATGTTCATTCTTGCTTACAATCGTTGTGAGCGGATCCCGCACGTCTTTGCTCCGGTCTGCTGTAAAACCAGTCTGACCAATCTGCACCATGTACGGCTCACACAGATAATGTTTTCCACTTCCAACTATGGTCGGCAATGGTTTCTCTATATCATGTACTCTAGGGGCTTGTCCTTTCCTCTCTCCATATCCAATCGGGATGATAAACGGCTCTGGATTCTCAAGCACAAACTTTTTCAGTCCTCGTGCTATTCTCTCCATCGTCTTCGGAGCCAGCGGACGCACTGCCCGGATTCCGTATTTCTCTTTGATTTCTTCGGAACTATCAAAGATACTGGGACACGGAAGTGAAAAGTCCAACTGTGTATATGCACCCACATACGGTTTCAGCAGCCCAGCCTTGACCTCGTCACTGTCTGCCGGTGCGTGTGTCGGCTCTGGCCAGACTATCGGCTTTCCATCACACCGCGCGATCATGAAGAATCGTTTGCGCATGGTCGGTGCTCCATAATCAGCCGCAACCAACTCACGGAACTCTACCTCGTAGCCTAAATCTGTGAGCTGCTGAACAAACTTCCGAAATGTTTCGCCCTGTTTGCTCTTGATCGGATGGTGCCGCCGCCCAAGCGGACCCCAAGTTTTAAATTCCTCCACATTCTCCAGCATGATGACTCTCGGTCGTACCAATCCTGCCCATCGGCAGGCAACCCACGCAAGACCGCGAATATTCTTGTCCTTCGGCTTTCCACCTTTCGCCTTTGAAAAGTGCTTGCAGTCTGGCGAGAACCAGGCAAGTGCTACAGGATGTCCTTTGCAAGCCTTAACCGGATCAACCGCCCATACGTTTTCGCAGTAGTGCTTTGTGTTCGGGTGATTTGCTTTGTGCATCTTGATTGCTTCCGGATCATGGTTGATGGCAATATCAACGCTATATCCGGTTGCCAGTTCTATCCCCGTGGAAGCTCCGCCGCCACCGGCGAAGTTGTCTACTATCAATTCACCGTTAATCATTTTGCTACCTCCGGCATAAAATCAAACAACGTCGGCTCATCCACTTCGTTCTCCGCAGCCTGCAGATATCCAACTCCATCCTGGAAGTAATCCTGATTCAGTTCGCATCCTTTGCCGTTCCGATGCATCTTGACCGCTGTCATTGGAACTGTCATAAGACCACCAAACGGATCATAGACCGTATCACCCTCATTGCTATATCTGTTAATGATCCTCTCTACGATATCCAGCTGCAACGGGCATACATGCATCTGTGCGCGCCTGCGGCTCTGCGTTGTATTAAGGGTACGCATCCGGTTGATATCGTCCCATACTTCCAACTGATTCCACGATCCCGGAGCAACGACCATAAATGTTGCCGGAAGCTTGCCGTCCTTGTCCAGATCTTCTGCAAGCTTAACGTGCTCCTCATAGTTGTATACACTACCGCGGCTATACTCCCGATATACCTGTTGCAAGTTATCAACGGGGAAGTCCTTTAATTCCTCTTTGCTTACAAGTCGGTCTCCTGATGATCTCCAATATCCATGTGCATCGATCTGCCATTGTGCTCTGGTATACACTTCTTTAGATTTCTTGACCGGATCATCTGCATATGCCGTAGATCTGTCTGTTGGCAGCTTCCTGAAAAGCAGAATATATTCAGGACACCCTACGCCCATCTTTGAACCATCCTTGCACTGCTCTGTCCATCCAAGGCGGTATGTCTGGTTATTCTCACGGACCACATCGGTCACGACCGTAATCATGCCGAAATACTGGAAGCCATGCTTCATGTAATGACTGATACACTGCGCGTGAAATGGTTCGATTGTCGGCATACCGGTTCCAGTTGCATTCCCAAATAATACGCGGTCCTTGACATGGATCGCCGCCACACGCCCCGGCTTAAGCACCCGGAGAAGTTCCGGCGTAAGGAAATCCATCTGTTCAAAGAACCGATCTGTATTCTGGTTATGCCCGAAATCGTTATAATTTGCACTGTACTCATAATGATTGCCAAATGGAATTGACGTATGTATCAAATCAATGCTGTTGCTCTCCATTGCCCGTGTTTCTTCTACACAATCTCCATATACCGCTTCATAATGTTTTCCCCTCACTGTTCTTTCTTCTCTGCTACCTTCCACACCCATCTTCCTTTCTAACCGCTCCGCTTTATTCGCAGAATTAAGTCCATATTTCTTCACAATCTCAACCATCTTCGTGACCATATGGTTATGATTCTTCCACTTTTCAAGCAGTGCTTCCTTGATCTGCCGTTCATTCTCCATGTAGATAATGTCAATCACAACCGGTTCTTTCTGTAAAAAGCGATAGCAACGATGCACCGCCTGAATAAAATCGTTAAATTCATAATCAATCCCCAGAAAGATCTCCCGGTGGCAATACCGTTGAAAATTGCATCCGGATCCGGATAATGATTTCTTTGTGGCAAATAACTTCGTCCGTCCATTTGAGAAATCAATTACCCGCTGTTCCCGCAAGTCATAATCCATAGATCCATATATGCCCACCACATCCGGCAACGCCTTTTTAATAGCGTGTCGTTCATTCTCTAGATCATGCCACAACAGGAAATGATCTTCCGGTGATTCTTCCACTATCCGTTTCATTTCTGCCACACGGCGATCAATACTTTCTCTCTTGACCGTCGCCGCTTCTTTCAATCCCTCGGCTGCTTCCTGAAATAACTGAATCTGTCCGTCCTTATCCGCTGTATCGCCATAATGCACCGGCAATTCGTGCCATCTTACATCAAGTGGCGGCAGATCATATCCCTCATCGGAATATACTGGATTGAGATCTGAAGGTTTTGTGATAAAAAGCGCCCAACTGCTTACCCACATCCAAAACTCATCTTCCATGTTTGGGTACAAGGTCAGATTATTTGCCTTTGTGCTGTCGCGTTGGAAGAATCTGGTCAATGCCTGCCCGGTGTCCATCACTTCCAGATATCCGGCGTAATGGATCAGCTCCTTATATTTGTTCGGCGATGGCGTAGCCGTGGCTACCAGCTTATATGGCACATTCTTGAATTTGTCCAAAAATGTCTGATAAGTCTTGCTGCCAAAACTTCTTAAAACGCTGGCTTCATCCAACGAAGTCGCTGCAAAGTAGTCTGGCCGGATGTCCCCATCCCGGACACGCTCATAATTCGTCAATACAATCTGGCTTGTGCTCTGCTCCACTTCTTCCATTGTCCGGCAATACTCTGGCTTCTCATATCCAAGCACTTCCACCGCATCATGCGTGAACTCCTGCTTTACTCCAAGCGGCAATACGATCAACGCACGACCACCGCTATGTTCTGATGCTAAGTGGCAAAACTCAATCTCCTGCACGGTCTTTCCAAGTCCGAAACTTTCAAACAGTGCACGCCTGCCACCTTTCAGCGCCCACACCACAGCATCCCTCTGATGCGGCTTTAATACCTTATTTACTTTTTCTGGATCCACAACGAACCCGCTTTCCGTTGCAAGTTCAATCTTGGATTCTAAAAATTCTTTGTATGTCATTTTTCAAAAGGAGACCGCATATGCATCACTCTGGCCAGAGTCTCGGCTCCTTTCCCTAAACTATTTCTTTAATTTTTCCGATATGTAATTTAAAATCAGATCACATACAAGTTCACGTGCCAAATCTGTAACCACGCTAATAATTAAGGCTTTCATCATATCTTTTTCCTCCCGTAAAAGTGACATGTTTTGATTGCATCCACTTTTAATATGTCAGAAGCCCCTAAAAATTTTTTTCGGTACAGATTTGTTTCTTATCCTCAATCGCGCTTTACACTATTTTTTCTTACCTCTGGTCTTGAACTTATACACATCGTTTCTCTGCCGGCTTACCGCACTCCGGTAGCCGTTTAATTTACTTGCTCTGCTTTTGCTCATATCTGCTCAAGTTCCCTTTCTTTCTCGTCCACATACTCTTCAATGGTCTTTACGATTCTTTCTTGTAAATCTTCTGGGATTTCATAATCGTATGACTCACCAAGATAGGAATGAATATGTAACAAGAAGCTTTGTTTGATTGTCTTTATTCTAAAGTGATGCTTTGATACACTTTTTCCACGATACCTCTCTCCGCACCAAAAAAGAAAAACTTTAACTGGTTCAAGTCGGTTCATCTTTGCTTTGTATTCTTCATACTGTTGTACCGTCATCTTTTCCTCCTAAAATCTCATCCAAGCAGGCATTCCAGCCGTCTCGGTGAATGCTCTTGCTAATTTCTTCATAACCGGATTTAAGTTCCGGTATCTTCTCCGGCAGTTCCCGGAGCGGACACCAATCCGGCTTTGCTCCGTCTGGTACAAGTTTCCCTGTCGCACAGCACAGATATTCGTCATCATTCTCTGTCTCATAGCACAATGTGCATTTCTGGCATACCTGTTCCGGCATATCCATAATCAATACTGCTTTAGCCATACCTCACACTCCTTCCGGTTTCTCGCACCGCTCAAATTCGATAACCCAAACCCACGGATTTGCATCCCAACCATACCGGTCAAGGTCGGATTTCTTGATGGTTGATTCCCACAGCCAAGCAAATTGCTCCTTTGCAATCCCGTACTCTGTGTCTACTTCTGTTCCATAATTTTTTTCACCGTATCCGATATCATCATAGAAAAGGTTTCCAACACCTTCGCTTTCTGCCCCCTTTGGTGTTATATCCTGCAACCGCTCCACTCTCACATCCGTAACCTTAAGCCAGATACGCGCGGCTTCTTTCGGCATGTGGATGGATGGTTTCCATTTTGTAATATCTGCGATGACATTTTTCTGCCAATCTTCGTAGTAATAATACCCATTTGGTGCCTTTTTCCATGTTTCCCGGACATACAGGATATTGCCCGGCTCGCAAGGCAACTTAAAGAATTTCTCTCCATACCCATCTGCAAATGTACCTCTACACGATATGTACCCTTTAGGTGTAAAAGCGGTATATCCCCATACTGCATCATTAGGAATAAAGCCTTTTACAATTCTTCTCGTTGCATCTTTTCTCCCGTCCAGAATTGCCCGAACCATCTCGGTATTGAACAAAATTGGTTTAACTGCCATCTACTCCACCACCTTTCTTCTCGTTTCTGCCCTGTGCTTTGCATCATACCTGTTGTGGCAAAGCTGGCATAACGCTCTGAGATTACTGTAATCGCAATTTTCCGGTGTATGGTCTAAATGCGCTATTGTCAAGACAACTTTTGAGCCGTTTTCGCGGATAGAATAATTCTCAATTCCGCAAAATTCGCATTTATTATCTGCCCGTTTAAGGATATCTTTTCGTATGTCTTTCCAGTTTGCCGGATATCTTTTTCGATTTTCTGGTTTAATCGGCATCTACACCACCACCTTTCACAATCTCGATTGCTTCATCCGTAAGCATTTCTTCCGGCTTTCCATGCAACCGTACACCAGAATTATATTCTTCGCTTCTTTCTTCCAACTGCTCCACAACCGCATCCACATCGTAGGCGGTCTGAATTTCGTCGACCTTATCCATCAACGTACCCATTTTCCAAAAGCTATTTATAACATCTTTTTCCTTCTCAAATGTATCAGAAATCATCTTCTTTACATCATCCTCATCAATCAGCCTTCCCATTTCTTCCTCCTGTCCGCATTAAAATACAATCTCCGACATAAAAAAATTGCAAACATCAAATATGACGCATCATCAATTTCAACTCCATTTCCCCAAGCTAAAAACAGAACTATGAACCATATCGCACTCATTCTTCATCACTCCAATCTAATTTCTGACCACAATGTTTGCAATATGGCATGTTCCATGCTATCAGACTCCTAATAACATTCATTTCTCCAAAAAAGTGCTTACAGTTAGGGCAAGATGCCTGTCCATTAAATATTTCTATTTTCTTTGCCGTCTGCTTCTCTCTGGATTTCAGAATGCTGTCAAGTGTAAATCCCTGCTTTATGCATTCATCCTCAAACTTCATATAATTTTCCATATCATCTGGTGTTATATTACGTTCAACCATAGCTTTGCAGATTTCCAATGATTTACGGCATTCTTCCACTGTGCCGATTGTGCGGTACTGTTGTAATTCTTCCAATGCCTTGATCGCCACCTGAAGAGCGTCTTCACAACAATGGTCTGCGCCTGTTTGACCATACAAAGGACATTCCTCACACATTTCCGTATTTAATTCACTTGCCGCTTTTAAACAGTAAATTGCTATATTCTCTGTCATTCCTCCACCTCTTCTCTCAAGCACTGTTTCACCTATGTCACAGAGCACATTGCAACACCGCCTTCAATGGTTTTCGCACTTCCCTCGTCATAGGTCTCTATTGAGCAGATAAAATCAAGTAATTCCTCGTCCGTCATGCTTCGGATCCGGTCTGCATTGGTCTTTTTCTTTTTCGCTATGTATCCATCAGGATGTATTCCATTTTTCATATTTCTACCTCACTAAATCCACGGTTTTTACTGATACTCCATCCATTTTCCCGGTTCTGTAATATTCATCCGTATCAAAAAACAGAATGCGACCATCATCTTCCCTAGCATCTTCACTTCCGGCAAGTGCAATGCTTACACCATTTTTTATCAGTGTGCTTTTTAATAGCGTTAGTGCCGCGCTTATCTCCATCTTCGTTTCTTCTTTCATATCATGCCTCGCTTTCTCTGTATGGTTTCGGCAGCGGCATCCACGCTATTATCTCGACATCGGTATCGACCATATCAACATCACATCTGCCGTATTCTGCAAGATAATCAGTGAAAGTCGTTGACCACCAGTACCATGCGTCCGAGTAATGCACCCCTGTTGCCGTAAACGGTACATCTTTGATGTTCGTGTAATAAGATTCCGGATTATGATTCACATATGTAATGTTGACCGGGACGCAATCTTTCGGCAACCTCTCGCTTACCGGAATCCACCGCCCAAACTCCGGACGCTTTGCCATGTTCTTCATGCATTCAATCATTTTCCCTGCACCCTTCCGCACCGTAGCTGATATGGCACCTCTCTGAATCTCTTAAGCGCGTCGCCGCTCACATGCTTGCTTGGGCGTGTCATCTTCTCGCTGATCTCCGCCACGCGCCTGCGGCGCTCCTTACTGTCTCTATGCATTTACCTCTCCCCCTCCCGATCGTAACGGGCACCACCGCGGCGACGTTTTAACCACCGCCAGAACCTCCCGCTCCGCTGTTTTGCAAATTCTCATGGGATCAAACCTCTCCCGCTGGATCTGACCGCAATGCTCACACTCTGCGCAGATATATACCGGCTCATAACCGTCATTTTCTGTGACGTACCGGAGACCGTTTTTATTCACGTAATACACCAAGCCACTGTATTCACACCCGCCGTTCAGCGCCGGGCGTATGATCTCATCGTAAATCTGTCTGATCGTCTTGCCTGCTTCAAGCGCTGCCACAATATCCTCTCGGTATGGGTCATACATGCTCGTTCTTTTTCTTCTCTCCATTTCATCCTCCCTGTGGTGTCGAATTAAGCAACTCCGCTTCCAACGCATCGTAATCGTAGTCCCGTTGGCTGAAATTATTGAACTTATTCCCACTGGTATTCTTGGGTTTGGGGGCTGTGCCTGCCCGCGCCCAGTTCCTAACTGCAGCCTTCCAGTCTCTCATTTTGTTTTTACCAACCATCCACCCGTTAGAAGTGTAATAGTCAAGAAATCTCTCCACATCAAAGCCGCTATATCCCTTTTCTGCACAATACTCTGCTACGTTCTGACGAGTGGGCGGGGAAAAGCGCATGCTTTTCTCTTTACTCTCTTTTTCAATAACAGGTACAGTATCAGTAACAGGAACAGTATCAGTAACAGTAACAGGAACAGTATCAGGGTTATTTTGCTTTTCAGAAAAACCATTTGCTTTTTTTGCTTTTGTTTGGTTTTCATCATAAGCATTTGCTTTAGGTCTGCCGCCAAGTTTACCGGCTTCCCTGCGCTTCTCAACCTTTTCCATGTACGCCGCATTGTCCCGATCCATTCGCTCGCGGATAAAACTAAATGCCATATCTGCCGCCGCATCAAGTTCCGGTACAGATTCGCCCGCCGCATAGCGTAGAATCGCGGTAAATAGTTCTCCACGCTGATCCATGCTCATTTTCTGTATGTGCCGCAGATACTCCGTATACAGGACAAAACTGCTTTTTCCGTCTGCCAAGCCATCACCCCGTTTCTAAGTCCTTAAGCAGGTCTTTCAGCGTCATTTTCGCCTGTCCCGCGGTAAGTTCCGTGATCGTCACTTCAATCCTCGGATTCTCCTTATCCACAAACGTATCGAAATAGAAGTGCGGGATGCATCTCTGGTTGTCGTCCTTGATTACCCATGCCTTTTTCAAGCTGTCCTGCACAAACTTAGCCGCGCAGGACAAAATATTGTCGTTATCCCGGCGCCGGTCTTTCTCGAAAAACCGGTAATAGATCAGTACCGGTGCCGTAATGGTGCCAATACCAGGAAGCTGCCGCCGGATCTGCCAGATGATTCCATCCTCATTCTTCTGCTTCATGTGTCCGCCCTTGTGCGGATTCGTCCGGTTGGCGGCAGTGTATTCATTCAAACCATCCAACCGCCCCGGGATCGTGAACTTATACTCCATCCGCACCACCCATCCGCATCTGTGCATTACAATCATTGATCTGATCCACCAGGTACGCCGGAAGCGTATAGCAGTCAACAAATTCATGTGCATCCGCGAGATCCTTTCTCTTCAACGCCTTGTAACTCTTCATCCTGCCCTCATCATCGTAGATTCCAAATTCCCGGCGGAGCTGGTTGTAAATATCCCGATACACTCTCTGCCGGATCGTACTGTCAAGATATGCTTCCGTTTTCTTGCCACCGAGAAGTTCCGCACCTCTGCGTCTGATATGTGCCGACAATTCATCCGATTCTGCGCCGAAAAGCGGCATATCGTTCTCAATGTGGTCAATCCGGTGTTCTACCTTTGTCACACGTTTATCCACGATCAGTGCAGCTTTCAGTTCTGGCGACATCCCATCAAGCAGATTGCTGTGATCAAAATAAGAATCAACCAGACGATCGTATACTTCCCATGCCGTATCCGTATTTAAAGATTTTGCATGGAGGAACGCACCCTTCTTTGTCCAGAGGTAAAGTTTATTCAAATTTCTAGCGAAACCTAAATTTTCGGTTTCGCTCTTGAACCGTTTCAGCTCCTCACCATCCAGACAAATAAAATGCTTTCCTTCCACATATCTGCTCTTATTGTTGTTAAAATTATCTGTGATTTTCTTTGCTTCAACGCCATACGCTTCTGCAATCTGCTGCGTTGTCAGCACTCTCATGCCTCTATATTCTGTAACCTTTAATTCTTCCAATTATTTCTCCTTTCCCCTCCGGGACGACCCCGGAGGTATCATCATGGCTTCGACAGTTCGTGATATAATAAGTCTCCGCATGATTGGTTTCTTTTGCCCGCAGGCGGGTGTTTCAACCCTATAACCAGCTCCGCCCGAATATCCGCCGGAACTCTTCTCTGCTTCCGTAATGGCTTTCAAAATATTCCTGTGCCATCTGCTTAAGCTTCAGATCCATTTCAGCGGCATTCTTCCCCGCCTGCGTTCCATTCGGATGCAGATCCGGGCGAAGCGGTATGACAAATCCATACTTCTCGCTATTCTTCCGGTTCGGATTACCCGGGAAAATATGATGGCGTTCAACCGGCACCGCGCCGGTAAAATAGCAATGTTCCATATCATCCGTGAATACGCTCCATAATCGCTTCATATTCCCCACCGCTCTTTCATTTCCTGTAGTTCTGCTGGCGTAATGGTATCTATTCCAAGTTCCTTTGCATCCGCTACCGTTCCGTCAATCAGAACCGACATTTCTTTCGTGTCATAGGTATGACTCCCGCGATAGATTTTATATACAGTCAGTTTTCCGTCATACCGAACCGGCATTGCATGGATCGTTTCCTGTTCCCACATATATTCTTCTGGTGCGTTTGACTGATAGTAGAAAATATTTCCATCTGGAAGATATTCGGGCTGTCCATATTTACAGATCAGAACATTTTTAGCTTTTGCCTTTGAAATCGTGAGTACGTCAGCAATTTTTCCAACCAACACATGAAAGTAAGCATTTGCATCAAGGCTCCGTTTCTGCGTATATCTGACAGCTTTTATTTTTAGCTTGTCCTGATTCTGTAAATTTTCAATTTGACCGGCTGCCGAAGCGTCAACCTCAAACGTGAGGATGATGCCTCGTCCATCAAATGTCCGGCTTGCACCAGTTAGCTTTCCGGTAGTCTCCATCAGGCATCAGCTTCTTTCCTTTTCTTATACCAGGTCTCTACCTGTTTGATCAGCTTGTTTGCCAGCTCCGTAGAAATATCAGATGTACCGGAAAAATTGTACATTTTCTTAAGTCGGTTCATGATATCTACTGTCTTTGCGTTCTCACACATTTCAGCATAGGCATCCACAAATTCATTGATTTTATGTAACTGCTCTGCTGTCGCCGGTGTAAACTGTGGTGCTGGTGCAACTGGTTCCGGTGTCTCGCCGTCCGGGTCTTTCATCTCTTCTGTCGGGATACAGAACACCTGGAAACACGCATACTTAAATGCAATTGCCATAGCCTTATTTGTTGCTTTATCCCCGGAATCCATTCCCTCACCAACCGTAATTGCTTCAATAGAGGACCCGTCTTCTGCATAAAAGGTATATTTTATCCGGCAGATGGAATAGATCAGAACAGCCCCCTTATTTGTGGTTCGCTCCTGTCTCTGCTGTTCCAACACTTCCGGAACAATAAAAACATGATTCTTTACCAGCGCCGGATTGATTGCATTCATCACCGCGTCAATTCCGCGATACTTAAAGCCCTGCTGTTTATTCACTGCATCTTTACCGACCGCCCCAA